GAGAGGAAGCCCGCACAGGATTTGACCTAAACAGTGATGAAGGTTTCCCATTTGAGCAACTTTGGGAATGTGTCGGTATGGATTTTGCCTCTGCCAAACTCTAACGGACTATCGGTCGCGTGAAAAAGGAGAATGATATGCACCACGTAATACCTCGCACAAGAATGAAATGTTCAAAGTGTAATTCAGAAAGCATAGTAGCTCCTTGCAACGAACCAGATATAGATTTCAGGTGTCTTAACTGTGGACACGAGAGAATAAGGGAGCAAATTAAGGTGGGTGACGGTTCAATATGGACGTCATCTACAGTCGAGGAATATGTAATAGAGATTTGAAAGGGGAAACACATGGTCAGACGCTATTTTTCAAGCCGACCTAACCTCAGCTACCCATAAACCATAACTTTTCATTTGGATAAGGGAAAACATGATACCTAAACACCAAGAATCGAGGATTAGACTATGAATGCAAACGTCAAATTAGGGTTGGAGGAGTATAACCGGAAATTAGCATCTGGTGAGATAGAGAGAACACCACCAAAGAACCCGATCCAGAAATGGAAAGAGAATCCCACAAAGATCAGAATGTCGGTTAACGCATATTGTGTCGATTGTTCCGGTGGAGTTGAGGAGGCTAATTGGATGAACCGAGTGAGATACTGCCAGATCCTTGGCTGTCCACTGCATCAGGTGCGACCATACAGCAAGGGGATTTCTAATAAGCAGTGCTTGGCATGGCGGGAGGTGGATTGATGGGATTATTAATCGGGATGATACTCGGATGGCATGTGGTGGCTGTGGAAATGGCGGATACTTCTGTTGCGCCTGTGTCGATTCGGTGTGTGCAGAGGAAGATACGAAAAGAGTTAAAATGAAGGGTAAAGCGAGAATAAGAGTTACAAACGAGGATTTCAGGACGGGGTATGACAAGATATTTAAGTCAAATCAAATCCATCCTGAAAAACTCGGTTCAAATATTCTGCCAAACGGTACCAACGAACATAACCAACAGCATCACTCCACAGGCAATAAAACTTGTACCGGAGAATACGAAACCACCAATGATCATGCCAAGACCTCCGACTAACAATGCCACGTCATGCATAATGTCCTCCTGTTTTAAAAAACTCGGTTCATTTAATTCTGGCTCCGCAGTCGGCTATAGATACATTGCCTCCTGATGCCCAGAATAGTTCTGATACGTGTAAGATTGCCAGCTTTTCCTCGAAATATAAAGAGTTGATCCTGTTTGCAAACTCTGGATCGACTTGACGATCGTCGGCTATTGTACCAGCAAGACCATTAACAGCTTGCTCGATGTTCTTGATACCGTAGTCCGAGAGTATCCGCATCAGGTTTAACCAATCAGGTTTTGGTAATTCTGGCATATTTCTTTTTATAATAGTCTGGTATCTCGACGCAATCGAATTGATGATACCAGATTGTGATTTGTTCTGCGTGAGCATCGACGTTACAAGGTCGTTTAAGTCGTGCCCCACGTAGATTGATTGTCGTTTATTCATCTTGCTCCTTTGTAGGCTTTAATATTAATGCTCAAAGTTATTAGAATCCCATTCTTTTTTAACATCTTCTTCTACTAGTGTCACGTCAAGTGTCAATTGACGGATAAAGTCGTTCCAATTTGATTCTGGCATCATCTGCAGTAAATTGCCAGTTCACGTTCGACTTATGATTGTTACGATATCTCTGCCAGGCAGTCGTTTCTCTTCTGACATCGTCGATATTGTCAATCCTTCGATTCAGGCACTGCCCGGTAAGCACATTCAATTCTATTTCTGCCATATTCAACCAGCTTCCATGCTTTGGAGTAAATACAAATTCAAATCTATCCCATAGCTGTTTTGCTCTGGGTGGTAGAAAAGCTTCGTAAAACGAGCCAGGGGTATGAGTGTTTAGATTGTCCATCACTAATGTAATTTTTTTGGCCTCACCATAAATATTGGCTATATCTTCAAGGAAATATGCCCAATCAGTCTTGGTCTTCCGCTCTGTGATTTTGACAAGTCGTTTTCCAACCAATGGCTCATTGGCCATGAAAATATTACACATCCCACATCGTTTATATTCATAATCAAATTTGGCAATCTGTCCTGGGGCCGCCGGAATCGGAGTTTTAGTCTCACTTATTAGCTGTTTTGGGGATTCATCCATGCAGACAACTGGAAATAACGGATTATATGGACGCTTATAGACCTCCAAAACCTTTTCCATGCATGCTACAAAATTTCCATTCTGATCCGGTGGAATCACCCACCCTTTGTGGCGCCAAGGCTTAAGTTCGTTTTTTTTAATACCTGGCGAATTGTCTCATGAGACACTTTGTCTATATATTGAAGTTGAACAACTTGGTCAGCCAACAGCCGTAAGGTCCATCTTGCGAAACCTTCTGGAGGATCACTGCAACTCAAAGCAATAAGATGGGCTTCAAAATCACCATCAGCCTTTTTGGCATAAATACGGCTGCCTTTCAAACCATTCAAAGTTTTATCCATTCCTAATTCAACAAACCGCTTTTTTATACGGTCAATTTTTCTCATGCCGATACAAAGAACACGAGAAATCTCTTCGTTTGTGGATCGTTTCTCTTGGAACTCTCCCTCGTCACATCCTTGTAAAATCAAGGCATTAATAACCTTCTGTGATTTATGTTTTCCTTTGGAACTTAATCCTGCCAAAAAAAATCGTTCGTCCTTCGTTAAAGTGACCGTGTATTTCTTCATAATTCTCCTTTTCAGGGGGATTTATCAAGAAATATACCACATTCAATACGTCTTTTCAAGCTTGACATGACACTAGTTTGAACTCGTCTATGTCGTTTCCTGTCCAGTATTCGTCACCATCCCTAGTGATATAAGAACCATCCGATAAAGTCCACGTTTCTTGTCCCAGTACTTCTTCAACGTTAACGCACTCGTCGTTAAGCAGGTCATGTAGCTCAGAATTGTCTTTACTATTTGATACATAACATCCCCCATGAATAAAGTTTATCTTAAACATCCAGCACCGGCCATAAGGTTTACAGCCGGTAGTTGAGGTTTAATGTTTTACAACTCTTCAATTATGTTTTTGATATCACCTTCTGTCAAACATCTATTCCAACATTCTTGCAAAGTGGAGGACTCACGGAGTATCTCTTCTCCAATTATATAGGCATACATATTAACAACACTTTCAGCACTGGACAAATCTGTGTTTACTTCTCCGAAATTGCTTTGTTCATATTCTTGTATTTCTCCGATACAGTCAAAAGCACGTTCGCCCATGAATTGTTTTGCCTGCCATGTACCAATTATAAAATAGTCTTCATTGTAAAGTAGGTTATGCAGGTCACAACCATATGTATCAACCCCGTATCCGTCTTTTAACTTGTCGATTCCGTGTTCTTTGATTTGGTCTTTCATTTTGTCACCTTAGTTTCTGCTGTAACCTAAGTTCAGCGATTAACTTTGTACCGGCTACATTGCCAGATCGTAGCCAACTATTTCTAATTGGCTACAATCCGAGAATGTTATCGCCTTATATCATTAGGACAACCAGAGAACAACCATTGCCAGAATCCCACGACCTTAACAGGCTTGACCTTCTGCTCTGCTTTCCAGGCTATTGCGTCGTTAACGATTCTCATTAAACGGTCGGCTTCTACTTGATCAAATTTCTGATATTTTCTCATTTTTTCCCTCATTTGTTGCCGTGTCGAGTGACCGGCGATTTAAAGAGTCGTTATTAACTCTATATATAGTGTTGTATCATCCGGGTATTACCCTGTCAAGTAAATAATAACAATAAACCGCATTATATTACTTTTAATTTAAAATAATATTTATAAGTAAAACAGTAATCTGTTCAGTTACAATATCGAAATAACAGTGACGAATACGAAACTTGTATTGCATTATCGTAATTCATATGTTAATCTTAAGGTGTTCTTTATTTAGAGACAACTTATGGATAAAAACAAAATGGACTTGGTCGAACTGTTTAACCTCGCTGAAAAAAAAGCAAAACAAGTGAGGAACCCTGCCGAATGGCGTAGGAAGGATATGCAAGACCATTATAAAGAGTGCGAAAACCATAACTTGAAAACTATTGGGAAGGTTAACCGATCCCTCGAATGTCCCAGATTATCAGTGTGAATGGGGCTGAGAGATAAACCGCAGCGAGCCTATGAACCTCTGTAGTTATGTAGAGGTCATACGCTAGTCCATTTAAACCTGGTCAAGCCTGAACCAGTACCGAGAGGTCGGACAAAAAGAATTGAGCCCGGTGGCTGCCGGAGTACTCGCCGACTGTGCGGTTACATAGGGAATTGCGGCTATACAATAGTTAATAAACTGATACAGAATAAATAGTAATGAAAACATAGGGTTAAAAGAATAGTATCTAACCCAATTACAATATCGTAATTCAAATTACAATTACGTAACTCAAATACAAGGTGTAACAAATGGCAATGGGAAGGCCGTTAAAGTTCAAGTCTGTTAAGAAATTGCAGGTTTTAATAGACGAATACTTCACTAAATGTGACCAAGACGAAACACCTTATCTAATCACTGGTCTTGCATTACACCTTGATACTACACGTAAAACACTGCTTGAATATCAAGAACGACCTGACTTTGTAAACGCAATATTAAAGGCTAAAACACGGGTTGAGGCATCTTACGAGTCATCTTTACGCACCAACGGCAGGGCTGGCGATATCTTTGGACTCAAAAACTTTGGCTGGGCTGACAAGAGGCAGATAGAGGTCAACGATGTAACCGATCTATCGGTGGAGCAACTCGAAGCCAAGCTCAAGCAACTGATGGAAGAATAAAGGGTGTACCAAGGGGTGTATTACAGAACAACCGAGCCAAGTATGACAGATAACGTCAAGGATACCAACAAGATACAATCCGGGTTCGTGTCCCTGGACAGGAGCCACCAAGCAAGGCCAAGTAGGATAAGATGACGACCAAAAACCCCACAATGGTTCAATACCTGGCAAAAACCCGAAACTCCGACCCATCCCCCCCCCTACACCAGCTCGCTCAATATATATATACATCAATCCCCCTAACCGGACGGAAAATCAAATCGGCCCTAGACACCCTAGAGTACAAAGTGTGGTGCCATGGCTAGAACGAAAGCGCAGCTAATAGAGGCGGTTGAGATAGCGGAGGAGTTGAAGCGTAGAGCGCGTATGGGGTTAAGAGATACATACTTCCCAGACGAGGGGCCGTTACGTAGGGAGTTATACGCGAAACACTGCGATTTTTTCAAGGGCGGGGAGAAATTCAGAGAACGATGCATGATCAGCGCAAATCGCGTTGGTAAAACTGCAATGGGAGCATACGAGGTCAGCTATCATTTAACGGGCAACTATCCTGAGTGGTGGACGGGGAGAAGATTCAATCGTCCGACGAGTGGATGGTGTGCAGGTGATACGAGTAAAACGGTACGAGATATCATCCAGTATAAACTTCTAGGCAAGGTTGGTGACTACGGGACGGGCATGATTCCTGGTAGTTACATAGTTAAGACAACACCTAAGCATGGTTTACCTGATGCGGTTGATACAGTTTATGTGAAGCATTTCACGGACGGAGTTGAGGACGGTGTAAGTGAGTGTGGATTGAAATCATATGACCAGCGTCGAGAGGCATTCCAAGGAACTGAGAAGGATTACATTTGGATGGACGAAGAACCACCAGAGGCAATCTTTACCGAATGTCTTTTAAGGACGATGACAACTAACGGGTTAATTCTATGTACGTTTACTCCTTTAATGGGGGTGAGTGATGTGGTGATGTCGTTTATGCCCCATTTGGGTCATGAGGGTGTTATCGGTGAGGGTGTTGAGGTAACTCCAAACAAACTCCTAGTAATGGCAACGTGGGACGACTGTCCACATTTATCCAAGTCTGAGAAAGAGGCAATGTGGTCATCAATCCCTGCCTACCAAAGAGAAGCGCGGAGCAAGGGTATTCCTTCTTTGGGAAGTGGTGCGGTATGGAAATTCTCAGAGGAACGGATCAAGTGTGAACCTTTTGAAATCCCTGAGTATTGGCCTAAAGCGTATGCGTTGGATGTAGGCTGGAATAACACCGCTGCTTTATGGGGTGCCTGGGATAGATCGTGTGACACTGTATATGTGTGGAACGAATATAAACAAGCTGAAGCGGAACCAGCAACACATGTACAGTCTATTAAGGCGCGTGGTGATTGGATTCCAGGGGTGATTGACCCTGCGGCAAGAGGTAGAGCGCAGAGAGATGGTGTTGTTTTACTGGATGAATACGTAGGGATGGGCCTTGACTTGGACTTGGCTGATAACTCAGTTGAGACAGGTTTGTTTAAGGTTGAACAGCGTTTTGCGAAAGGGACGCTAAAGGTCTTTTCTACTTGTCGGGGATTTTTTGAAGAGAACCGTCTTTATTCGCGTGACGACAAGGGCAAAGTGAAGAAGGTGAATGATCATTTATGTGATTGTCTCAGGTATTTAATAATGTCAGGCATGGCAAGGGCTGTACATGAACTTGAAGCATTAGATTCTTATGAACCGAGGGAACACCGTGGCCAAAATGCGACAACAGGGTATTAAGCGTCTTTTTGAATTAGCCAAGTCTAAGAACGTAGCCGATAAGGTAGATGACCTTGCTATGTTGGGGAAGGACGTTTGCCGGTACGTTCAGTTAGACGAGAACTCTCGTTCAGATTGGATGGATCGTTCTGAGAAAGCGATGGAACTGGCTTTACAAGTCTCCGAGAAGAAAGACACCCCTTGGGAGAACGCATCTAACGTTAAATATCCTCTCCTGACGACTGCTGCGCTCCAGTTTCACGCTAGGGCTTATCCCGCAATCATTCCTGGTGCAAAAGTTGTAAAGGGTCAAGTCACAGGGCGGGACGATACCGGAGAGAAATTAGCACAAGCGATGCGAATTGCTAATCATATGAACTGGCAACTCCTGGAAGAGAACGAAGATTGGGAAGAAGAGATGGATCGACTTCTCTTAGCTTTACCAATAGAAGGTTGTGAATTTAAGAAGACCTATTTTTCCAAGGCGTTTGATTATAACTGTTCTGATTGGATTAGGCCGAAAGACTTTATTGTAAATTACAAGACTAAATCTTTGGCTACTTGTCCCAGGGCAACGCATAGACTGTGGTTTTATCCTAACGAAATAGCAGAGAAACAGCGCGATTTTTGGTCAGACGTTGATTTGAATATAAGCGTAGACGACCAGAACGAAGAAGTAGCTCAAGAGTTCTACGAGCAGCACACTTTAATCGACTTGGATGGTGACGGTATGAAAGAGCCGTGGATTGTCACTGTGCATGTAGCGTCTGAGAAGGTAGTTCGGGTTAATGCTGGTTTCTGGCCTGAAGAAATGCGGGTTAAAGTTGGTCAAGAGCAGGGTTTAGTCAAGGAATTTTTAGAGCAACGGGAAAATGCGGAAGAATTATTAGATAAAGCTAAATTAGTCAAAGTTTTCAGGAACGTTTACTTCACTAAATACTCATTCTTACCAAGTCCTGACGGTGGATTTTACGATATAGGGTTTGGTCAGCTTATCGGTACTCTCTCGGACGCAGTTGACACTACTCTTAATATTCTCATCGACTCAGGAACGCTCGCTTCAATGCAGGGTGGGTTTGTCAGGTCGGGGTTGAATGTGGCTAACAAACGAGGCTCGGTCAAATTCGCCCGTGGTGAGTTTAAACCTGTAAAAGTACCCGCTTCACAGGCAATTGGCGACTCTTTTTACCAGATGCGGTTTCCAGAACCTTCTCAAGTCCTCTTTTCAATGCTTGGCACACTTATACAATCTGTCAAAGACGTTACCGGAGTGCAGGATATAATGACAGGCGGGCCGCAGAACGAAGAAACCGCCACTACTACCCTTTCTCGGATAAACGAGGGTATGAAGGTCTTCACTTCTATTTATAAACGTATCCATCGCAGTTTAAAGAAGGAGTTTAAGAAACTTTACAAACTTAACGGACGTTTTTTAAGACCGGAGGATTATTTCAGGGTTTTAGACACTAAAGAGCTTCAACAGATCGGATTACAAGACTATCAGAATGACGGAACAGACGTTCAACCTGTTTCAGACCCAATGGCGGCAACTACAGTTCTGTCAATGGCGAAAGCTCAAGCACTGTTACCAATGAAGGGCGATCCGTCAGTCAATGGGATGGAAATTAATAAAAGGTATTTTGAATCGCTGGAGATTGAGAACCCGGAGGCGCTTATACAAGAACCTCCACCTCCACAACCAGATCCAGATATGGCAAGGAAAGCACAAGAAGCAGCAAGTCAGCATATGCTCAATAAGGCAAAGGTAATAACAGAATATAGCAAGGTAATGTTGAATATAGCAAATGCAGAAGGGGCAGAGGTAGGCACACAGTTAGGCATTTACAAACAGCAGTTGGAGGAATGGTTAAATGGACAGGCAAGCATGGATGGCGGACAAGGTAACGGAGGAGCTACACCAGTTCCTCAAGGGGGATCAGGCACTAGCCAAGGAGGAATCCCTGGCAAGCAACAACAACCACCCCAACCCAGCGCAGGTAACGGCCCTGAACGTGGCTTACTGCCGGGGTAGGGTAGAGATGGCACAAGACATATTAGATTGGGGGAAGGAAGATGATTAGACCGATGGGATATCAGGTATTGGTTAAACCGAACAAGGTAGATCACAGGACTGAGAGCGGAATTTACTTAGCTCCTAAAGAGGTGGACAAGGAACAGTTCGCCCAGGAAGAGGGAACGTTAATGGCAGTTGGGGCAATAGCCTTTACAGAACCAGATTGGCTTGAATGTCCAAAGGCAGGAGACAAGGTAATTTACAAGAAATATGCCGGTATCGTAATTCAACATGGCGAAGAGAAGTATCGACTCATGCCTGACAACGAGATTGGCGCAGTGATTGAGGGATAATATGGACATAGAGCAAGAAGCAATAGGAATGGGTTGGAGGCCGAAAGAGGAATTTAAAGGTAATCCCGACAATTGGCGACCAGCAGAGGAATATGTAGACCGTGGTAAGAAGTTGATGCCAATCCTGAACGACAGGGTGAAAAAACTTGAAGAAGATTTACAAAATGCGCTGAAAATCCAGACCGGCGAACTTGCTAAAGTTAAGAAGCAAGGCTACGAGATGGCGAAGTCTGAGTTTGAAAAAAAAGAGAAAGAACTTGATGTTAAAGAACTTGCAGCAGTTGAAGCGCAGGACGTAGAAGAATTTGCAAAAGTCAAAAAGGAACGGGCTGAATTAAAGGAACCCGAACCAGTAAAAAACGAACCTGTTGTGAATCCTGTATTTGAGGATTGGAATAAAAAGAACACATGGTACGGAACAGACCCAGATTTAACAGAAGAGGCAAATGTCCAGTTTAACGCACTTGTCAACCTTCAAGAGTCAAAAACTCCAGGGGTGCAAATGGCACCTGACAAATTGTATGCAGAACTTACAAAGCGTGTGAAGACATTAAACCCAGAAAAGTTTGAGAACCCGCATAGGAAGGACCCAGCAGGGGTTGAATCTGGCACACCAAGCGAGGGCAAGAAAGGCGATAAGTTTACAGACCTTCCTGCCTCGGCAAAATCTGCATATGAGCGTCAGAAGAAAATGCAAAAGGAGCAGGGCCGAGAGTTCACGAAAGAGCAATATTTAGAAATATATAACGAGGAATAGGTCATGGTACGAAGGGATAGGAGAAAAAGGACACCGTTTGGTGGTTCTACATTGAAGATGGACATTGACGCAGTAACCAAAGAAAGACTTGCCTCCGAGGGTAAAGTCCCTGCCTGGATAAACGATGTAGGTGGTCGTATCCAAGAGGCACAACGTGGTGACTACGACTTTGTTCAAGCGGGACAGGTAGGTGGTGAAGATCAGGAAGACTCAAGGATAAGTTTAAGAGTTGGCACATCTAAACATGGCGAAGCTCTCAACGCTTATCTCATGGCAATACCAAAGGAATATTACGACGAAGACCAAGACATCAAGGAAGAACGAAATAAATCGGTTGATAGGGCAATTCGAGGAGAAGATAGCTCAGATCAACTTGGTATTGATGAAAAATTAGGGTCAGCCACAATTGGAAAGGTTGACTATAAACCATAGGAGTACACAATGGCAAATAACACCGGAGCTTTTGGGCTTCGTCCACTCTACCGTAAAAACGGTGGGAATGTCGCAACAAAACAATGTTACGTAGCTGCGTCTTATGCTACTGCATTATTTGTTGGCGATCCTGTAATATATACAACCGCACTTGCTGATAAAGATGCAACTGGAAGAATGCCTTCTGTTATGAAAGCAACTCTTGCCGCTGGTAATCTTCATCAGGGCGTAATTGTATCCTTTGAGCCTTTGCAGACCGATCTTTCTAAGGTTCACAATCCAGCCTCTACCGAACGTGTAGCAAATGTCTGTTTTGATGAAGACGTAGTTTACGCAGTTCGCGGCGATGGTTCGGGTTCTCCAACGAAAGTCTATGCTGGTCAGAACGCTATTCTTGTTCAAACCGCAGCAGGAAGTGCCGTTACTGGTCTTTCTGGATGTCACTTGGATGAAACCACACCTACAACCACACAAAACATGACACTCCATATTCTTGGGGTTCAGCCGAAAGAAGACAACGTACTTGGCGATAACGTTATTTACGAAGTTCTCTTAAATACTCCATTGCTCGCAGCCGGTAAGGTTGTTGGTATAACCGCATCTTAACGGGAGGATAGAAGATGAGTATTGGAACTGGAAACCACCCGAAAGAATTGTGGCCTGGAGTTAAAGCGACATTCGGTGGAACGTATGACGAGCATGTAGAGGAATATTCACAGATTTTTGACGAGATGAGTTCTGATAAATCTTACGAAGAATTTCTCCAGCAGAAAGCACTTGGTCTTGCACCTCTCAAGGGTCAGGGCGAAGCAATTCAGTATGAAGATACATCACAGGGTTATGTGAGTCGTATCACAAATCTAACCTATGCACTCGCTGGTAGAATTACCCGCGAAGCCATAGAAGACGGACAGTATGAGAGCATTGCAAGTCGTATTGCAAGATACATCGCTTTCAGTATCCGTCAGACTCTTGAGAACGTTGGGGCTAATAAGCTGAACCGTGCTTTCAACACTGACTACACATACGGTGACGGTCAGGTGATGATAGGTTCTTCTCACCCCGACAACGGTACACAGAGCAACGTTCTTGCTGTTGCTGCCGAGTTTTCTGAAACTGCATTAGAGGATCTGCTGATTCAGATTTCTACTGCTGAAGATCCTAAAGGGAATCAAATTTCTCTTATCGGCAAGAAGCTCATAATCCCGCCAGCCTTGGTATTCGAGGCTAATCGGGTTCTTGAGTCTATGGGGAGACCGTCTACCGGAGACAACGACATAAACGCTATGCGTAATATGGGTATGTTGCCTGACGGTGTTACAGCTAACCATTATCTGTCAAGTTCCACTGCTTGGTTTGTGAAGACCAACGCACCCGAAGGGCTTATTTGTTTGAATCGTCGTCCTGTTGAGTTTGCAAAGGACAATGACTTCAATACAGAGGATGCTTTGATGAAGGGATCTGTACGGAAAGGGTTTGGAATGGGTGATTGGCGAGCCATTTACGGAACTGCTGGAGCGTGATGGTAGTTTAAAATTAATCTGGGGGAGGTAAAATCTCCCCTGCCTTAAAAGGTGGATTATATGGGTTATACACATTTTAGTAAAATATCAGCAGTCACAATAGCAACCGGTGCAAAAGGGTCTGAAGTTGACTTGACCGCAACCGTAGCTGAAATCAACAAAGCATGTGATTCTTCTGCAAGAGTGGATGAACTCACAGTAACCGGAACGGTTACAGCAGGGGTACAATCTGTTGAATTGAACCATGCAACTGTTGCTGTTGCTGCAACACTCGCTACTTCCGTAGGGTGTCCCGGGTTGTTTATTGTGAAGAACACAAGTGCCTCTGGAACAGCAGGGCATTCACTTACGCTTACTGCTGGAACCTTTAATGGTACTAACAATGTTGCTACTCTGAACGCTCCTAACGAGTGCTTGGTAGTTTACTTTGACAGTGCGGGCGATGGAACAATAGTCGAAAACGTAGGTGCTGTGGCGTTATCATAATGAGAGAACCAACGCATAAATATATTCCAGGCGATCACTGGATGCTGTGTGACGAATGTGGCTTTAGGTATCGCAGGTCTGAGATGCGTGAAAGATGGGATCATGCTTGGGTTTGCGAGAAGGATTGGGAACCCAAGCACCCACAAGAGAACGTTAAAGTAGTAGTAGACCGTGTTGCGGTTGACGTGGCAAGACCGGAACCAGATTCAAGCTATGTCTCACCAGCTATCACACAGGATGACTTATGACAACTAGCGGATCATATGACGCAGGGACAACCGGCTATATTTTAATTAAAGATGCCTATGTGCTTGCAGGGATGGCTGACGAAGAAGAGACTTTATCTGCCGATATGTGGGTAAAGGGGAAACGTGTCTTAAATGAGATGCTGAGTCTTCTTTCTATCCATAGAGGACTGTGGCTTATAGATGACGTTACGGTGACTCTCGTCCCTGGTACTGGAAGTTATACTATAGCACCAAGTGGCACAATAGACAGTCCCACACCTATGCGGATAATCAATGCTCGGTCTGTTTACAGCACCACGCTACATATCCCGATGGAGATTGTATCAAGGGCTGACTACATGGCATTGCCTAACAAGATACTTCAATCTCACCCTTTACAGGTCTATTACGACAAAGGCCATGGTGCGATGTACGTTTGGCCTACAGGCACCTCAACACAAAAGACAATAATCATAACAACGCAACGACCAGTACAGGATTTTGACGATCAAGGGAACACCCCTGATTTCCCGAAAGAATGGGTCTTGCCTATTAAATACAATCTTGCGGAGATGCTTGCACCATCTGGTTCTGTTCCTCCAGCAGTAGCAAGTAAAGCGCAGGAGCTTCTTGCGGCTGTTGTAAGGTTTGATGAAGAAGAAACGAGTATTTTTATACGATGAATATACCTCTAACAATAGGTCATTATCTTGGCAGATCCGGTGCAGCAAATGCAATGGAAATGGTCAATATGATGCTTGAGCCTGACGAGCAGGGCGGTGCGTCACCATATACTTTATTTGGCACTCCAGGGTGTAAAGAGTTTTCAGACCTTGGCATAGTTGCTCAGGGGAGAGGTGGCTACTCACTTCCAGGCGAAGTGCTGGCAATTGTAGGTAGTTATCTCTTTACTATTAACACATCAACTGGTGTGTCAGATCATATTGGCTCACTTCTCACAACTACTGGTAATATCCAATGGGGTGAAAACCCAACACAGGTAATGTTCATTGATGGAACATATGGATACGTTTACACAAAGGCTACAAAAACATTAAAAAGAATATATGATGCAGACTTCCCTACACCAAAATCATGCACATTCAAAGACGGGTTTGGGGTTGTTGTCGAAGAGGGTACTGGCAAGTTTTTCGTAAGTGATATTAACGACTTCTCTTCATGGGGTGCGCTTTCATTTACAACGGCAGAATATGAGCCTGACAATCTAGTGTCATGTTTAGCAAGTCACGATTCGCTCTTTGCCTTTGGTGTTAAAACAATCCAAACTTATTACAATTCTGGTAACTCTTCCTTCCCTTTTGATAACCGCCCTGGCGCTAATATGCAGATTGGGTGCGGTGCTACCAACTCCCCGGCAAAGGGTGAGAATATCATCTTCTGGTTGGACAATCACGGAGTTCCTAGAAAACTGGACGGTTATACGCAGAGTATAATTTCTACCAGACAGATTGACTACACGATAAGCAAACTTTCAACTTACTCCGATGCGAAAGGTTTCGTCTACGTACAAGAAGGGAAGACATTTTACGTGCTGGTTTTCCCAACTGATAAGGTAACGCTTGTCTATGATATGGCTGCTAACTATTGGCACAAGAGAACAAGCTACGCAGACAACGGTGCCTGGCGAGCAGCATGGATAACTCAAGACGGATCAACCATACTCGCGGGAGATATTGGTAACGGTAAAGTCTACAAACTTGATTCAGAAACATACAAGGATAACGGCGAGCCTATAAGATGGGTTTTTACCTTGCAGAATGTAAACTCTGACGATGCGATGATTTCACACGAATCTTTAAGTTTAAAGATAGACGGAGGTGTTGGTTTATCGGACGGGTCTGACCCTAAACTATGGATGACCTACTCAGACGATAACGGGCATACGTGGTCGCGTGAGAAGTGGCGGTCAATGGGTAAAATAGGTGAGTTTAGCAAAAGGATCCGATTCTTCAACCTTGGCAGGTCACGGGGCAGGGTTTATAGATTTGGCGGTACTGACCCTGTGAAACGTGTGGTTGTTTCAGCAAAACTGGAGGGTCGAAACCTTGGCTACTAACCTCAGACCACTTGCACCTCCACTTACCCAAAAGATGCTTGACGACAACGGCATTGTAACACCACCCTGGGCTAACTTTTTCAACAATCTGTATAGATTCCAGAAACTCGCTTCTGTTGCTGATGGTACATACACACTCGGAACAGGAACGACAGACGGTGAGATAACGCTTACCAGTGGTGTTATTACTGCCGTGCAGGAGGTTGTCTAATGGGTGAACTTAACGTATGTGGGAATACCTCTCTCAATATTCCTAATATGAAGGTGATTGATGTTGAGAGAGCAATCCAGCAAAAACTTAAAGAAGATTGGGTTGAACCGCAACATGAAACCACGCACCAGTTCTTCGCAGGAGTTTATGTGAGAACCCTATCAATGCCGAAAGGAACGTTAATGACTGGGGCAAGACACAGACTTAAAACATGCAACATGCTTTTGAGAGGGTCTGTATCGGTGTTTATGGAAGATGGATCAGGGGTGACAACGGTTACAGCACCATGTGTATTTGAGTCTGAGAAATATATTAAAAAACTTGTTTACTGCCATGAGGATGTGCTTTTTACAACAGTCCACCCTACGGACGAAACAAATATAGAAAAACTCGAAGAGATGTTCACTATCTCAGAAGATGAGTATATGCGGGAGGTTAGAGTATGAGTTTTTGGGTAGCCGGAGCAGTGGTTGTTGGGTCTGTAGGATCTGCAGTAATTAGCAGCCGCGCTGCAAGCAAGGCCGCATCAGCACAGTCAAGCGGGCTAGATGCGGCAACGCAAGCACAGATGGAGATGAACGATAAATCCATTGCTGCGACCTTACAAGGGTATGGCATGGCGGCTGACGCAACACGCTACGGGGCAGATCAAGCCGCACAGTCTGCACAGGATGCCATAGATGCTCAGATGGATATGTACAACCAGACCCGTCAAGATCAAATGCCTTGGATGGTCGCTGGCAAGAAAGCACTTGGCACTCTTGAGGGAATGGTAAACGCAGGGCCGGGGGAGTTTACCGAAAGTCCAGGGTATCAGTTCAGACTTGACCAGGGCAATCAGAACATCCTCAACGCTGCTTCTGCTACAGGAGGCATTGACTCTGGAAGGACGCTCAAAGCGCTTACTGAGTATGGCCAGGATTACGCCTCAAACGAATACGGTAATTTCCTTAACCAGTATTATGCTAGTCTCGCTCCATTTCAGGCTCTTTCGGGCGTTGGGATGAATGGGGCACAAAGCGTAGGATCAGCGGGAGTGCAGACAGGGGCAGGAGTGGCTGGAACGTATAACGCACTCGGTCAAAGTCAGCAACTCGCGGCTGGTCAGCTTGCGAGTAACTATGCAGCCGGTGGAGCAGCGCAAGCAAGTGGATATACCGACGCAGGAAACGCAATAGCTAACAACGCAATGGGTCAGGCTAATATTAGTGCGACTAAATCTATCAATCAGGGTAACGCATGGACTAACGCATTAAGTCAAGGGTTATCTATATACGGCATGGTCGCTGGCAATACTCCAGCCGGACAGAGTGGCCCAGTTCACTCACCTTGGCTAGACGGAGCATTTTAAATAAGGGACAATTATGGCACAAATACGATTAATGCAACCGGCCCAGTTACCGCAACAGCAGCAACTTGACATGGTTACTCCGCTCAAGGCTTATTACGCAGGTCAGCAGAACCAAAGACGCAATGCGCTTACGGATAGAAAGGTTGCTCTTGAGGATAAGAGGCTTGCTGAGTATGACGCTGGTGCTGGGCAGAGGGAACGTCAGTCTAAGATGCAAGAGACAATGAACAAGCTGAATATGAATAAGTCCTTTACGGATATGGGTACTAATATGCTCATGGGACTTAACCCAGATTCACCAACATTTAATGAAGATATGAAGGGTGTATTCTCTCAATATTCAAAGAGTATGGTTGAAGAATATGATGTTAACCCAGATACGGCAAACGATATTATGACGCATATTATATCATCGGGATACACACAACCTGAAG